ATTACGAACGCAACAATGGACAACACGAACTTTGCCTCCGTTGAGAGGACAGCCCTAATTAGGCTTGCGCTCGTTGTCTCTTGTTTGTTGGTTCTTTTGCTCATAAGTTGGTAATGATTATTTGTTAAATTGCCCTTGCTTGCGGCGTCCACACGCCCTCCTCACGGGGTTGTGCAGTCCAAAGCCCACCAACTTTACGCAGAGGCTTTGGAATTGAGAACGTTGCAACAAGCGTGGTTGCCGTAATTTCAACGTTCCTGATTGCCGTAATTGTAGGCGTCGGAACAGTGAACGTTGCCGAGAGTACCCCTGCTCAAATCATTGCATTTTGCTCGGCTGAAACCGTCGTGCTTTGCAGGCTGAAAGTGGCAGAAAGCACGCTTGCCGCGATACTTACGTTCCCAATCGCTGAAATAGTAGGTGCAGGGGTTGAGAAAGTAGCCGACAGAACGCTTGCAGGGTGGCTGTAATCGCCCCTAAACGTCGCTGTGGGCTGTGAGAACGTCGCTGTGAGCACTCCGACTGCAACAGAGGCTCCACCACCCACCGTAGGGCTTTGTACGCTGAATGAGGCACTAAGAATCGAGGCGTTAATGAGCGCGTCGGGGGTAATGATATTCGGGGCAGGAATAGAGAACGTCGCCGCAAGCACGCTAGGGCTGACCGTCGCACCTCCCGAAATGGCAGGTGCTTGGGTTGAGAACGCCGCAGACAATACGCTCGGTGTTACGTTTGCAGTACCAGTTACCGTCCTCGTAGGAACCGAGAACGTGGCAGAGAGGACGCTTGCTGACACAGTTACGTTCGTAGCGGCGGCAGACGCAGTATAGAAAGTGCTTGCCGAGTTTTGGTTGCGGTATTCAGTAAGGAGCCAGTTGGCAGAACGGGTAACTGCGGCAATGCGCACTTCGTCCATTTTTCCGTTCAAAAGTAATGTTCCTTTATCATTCGGACGTGTCGCAATAGTGAAATCGTCTGACGACGAACCAGTAAACATATTGCCCGACTGCGAATCAGAACCGTCCGTTGCTCCGTCAAGGTAGGACTGAATTGTGGAACCGTTGTATGTAAATGCAATAAAGTGTACGACACCTTGCGTAAGGGCTGTGTTCATTTGGAACTCAACGTTTGAGCCAGTCGTAATTTCTGGTTTCCAATAGTAGGTTGAACCTGACGCACCAGTGGTGCGTATGCCGTAATGACCACCACCAAGATTTCTTTTACCGAAACCTGTTTTATCGTTTGCGGCTACATCTGCACAACCCCAAAATGAACCAGTAAATGCAGTTCCGCTTATCCCATTGAGTGCCGAAGTAGGAGAAGTCTTTGCAAGGTAGTCAGCAGAACCGTCAAAAGCCTGTCCTTTAGCAACTTTCACGCTAGGAGCCGTGATTGCCATACTGTTTCCTGTCAGGTCGTTGCCGTTTCCTGTGCTATCCAAGTAGCCACCTGCATTGTTGTTTACAGCCTCTCCGAGGTGCCAAACTCCTTTATAGTCGCTCCATACAGCGTTGCGTCCATAGGTACTAGAGACAGAGGGTTCAGAGGAGGTGCCATCAGCGTAGATATGTATTTCGGTATCAACCGTTGAGGACAGGGTGCCTGTGTACTTAATGTGCATTTCACCCGTCTGACCTGACGTATCACAGGAAACAACCTCACGAGGCAACTGCGTTGTGTCGTCGCTCTTATATACCCGTATATCACCACCACCATTGGCTACCACTGACCAGAAACTTGACGGCATATTCGCCAAGTCAACATAAATAGGAAAGTCCGTCAGGTCTGCGGCTACCTTTGTGTGGTCAATTATTATTTTCGCAACGTAAGTCATTGTATTTTGAGTGCTTAAGCACTCACTACTGGTCGTGTACGTTGGCGATTTACTGTTTCCAGTATAACGCACCCGAGCCAGTGTGTGAGGGCTTGAACAGGCGCCTATCCACCCCTGCAACGTCGCTTAGTTCAGGTTCAAGATACCCTCCGAGTTCCACGCAATCGTGAAAGTTCCTGCGGTAGATACCTTGTCTGCTCCAAAGTCAATGTAGCAAATGAGAGGTGAGGTGCTTGCAGTACCAGTGCTCTTGTAGATAACAGCCGCACGCGCCGTAATGGTAGCGGTTGACCACGACGTATCTGCCGCGTCAAACACACCCTCATTGTCGGTGTTGTCTGCTGTTACTGTTACCGAGCCAAGCGTTGCACCGCCTGCCGTGTAGCCCGTTCCCGAGACTTCGTCTGTAACGTCGTCAAAGAAATCGTGGGCGTCTTTGTCAGGGGTGTAAGACGAGGTAACAAGAGCCACTTTGATTGTGTCCGTGTCAAGGTCAATTGACCCGTCCATAATCTTTTTCTTGAATGAATTGTAGATTACGTCATCCATAGTGGTTATTCGTTATCCTCGCCAAAACGCTCTGCAAGTTCCTCCTCTCTCTCGGTGATTTTCGCGTCCAACAGAGGCAGTTTTGCCTCGGTGTCGGCACGCTTTTCCTTGAGGCGTGCAATTTCAGCGACAAGCGCCTCCTTGCTCAACTCAATTTCACCGTTTACACGACGGAAACCACGGCGACCCTCCAAGATTTCGCGTACCTTTGCCTGCACGGGTGCAGGGAGGCTTGCGAGTTCTGCCTGTCCCTCCTCGGAACGGCGGTACTCCTTGGACTGTGCGCAGTAGGCTTCTGCCTGTGCTTTGATGTCCTTTTTGTCCATAGCGTTATGGTTAAGGTAGTTAATAATTTGAACCGTCGTTGTAGGGGACTTGCCCCGTATTCTGACGGTCAAGGTTCGTGCCTTTTATGGCATTGAGAACCAGTTGCAGGTCAGCGTCATACTTCAGTTCCTTTTCAGTCAGAGGTATGGGCTTTTCCTTAGAGTTCTTGTAATCAATGACTACCGAACGCGCCCATATCTCGTGAGCCTCCCGAGGCATACCGTGAGTGGTAGTGCTCGGCTGAACCGACATATCGTCAGTAGACGCGAGTTTCGCTTCCGTGAGGTCGGCAGGATATTGGATTGCCCAAAGTTTCAAGCCCTCCTCTACGTCAACGATTTCCTCCCCTGTATAGAGCCACAGAGACTTGCGGAAAATATCAAACTGGTACTTTCCACTGAAAGCCTGCCGTATGTTTGCCTCAACCGTTACGCCTCGGTATTGGGTAAGGTCAAACTCGGTAAACTTCTTGAACTCCGTGCCTCCGTTTGCGACACACGCCTCCACGCCTTTGATGTTGGAGAGAATGTCGCTCGGGAATGAATACTCGCGTACGCCTGCTACGAGGTCTCGCAGGTACCACATTCCGAAAATATCCTCATTGGTCTTGGCGATTTCCTTTGCGATTTCGTCTTTTTTGACGTTCGCAATGGCGACCAGTTCAGCGTCGGTCAGCGTATCGCTGTCCGTTTTCGTGTGGAACCTTATGTATGTGGCGAACTCGGTGTATTTCATTGAGGTTCAATTACTCTGATAATGCGCCGTTCTCACCCTCCCTGTCCCACCCCTGCCCACGTAAAGGGGCAGAAAGGGACAAGGAATGGTTGATAGGCTAGGACAACGTAACGGTTGCGGTCTTAGGAATGACGCGCACGCGTACAGTCGTGGAAGCGAGGTTGACACCTGCACCCGTGTTGTTCAACAGGGTAACAGTTACGGTGTCTGCGGCAGTAACCTGCGCAGAAACACCGAGGTCAGCAACGTCCACGCCCATTGACGCCATTACGAAGTCTCCGAGGGCGGCACCAGTTACGGTAACGTCCTTGCTCTCCATATCGCCGTCAGCGATAGAGCCTGCGTCCCAAGTAGCAGAGCCACTCAAGCCGCCGAAGTCTGCGAGCATTGCCGTAAGGAGGGTTTTAAGTTCCTTGTGAGACATTGCCGCGCTGTCTGTAATTACGGGCATAGTTTTAGTTGATTAACTACGTTGATAATTAAGGCTTAAGACAGCGCTTCTTCCGTACTCATACCGTCGTGAGAACGTGGGCGGTCAAGGCGAAACGCCTCTCCTGCCTCCGTGTTTTCGGCGGTCATATTGTAGTGCTTCTCAATGAGGTCAGCGACGCCCTGCGGCACCGTAACGTACTCGCCTTTCGGCAATTCCATACGGTAGCCGTTAATGGTTACGCTTTCAGGAGGGCATTTACCCTTTTTCTCGTTGATACCGAGAGGGATAAAAATGCGCACCTTTGGCTGTTTCGCAAGAGCCGCTTTCGTGTCTCTCGCGTCCTGCGTCATTTGAGCCTCAATTGAGTTCGCTGACTTGCGCTTCGGCGCGTCCCTCTTAATGAGGTTGTCGCCGTCCTCCTCGTCTGCTTCCGCAGGCTTAGAGGTCTTAGAACCCTTGCCAGTCTTTGACGCCTTTGCAGGCTTCTTAACAGGCTCCTCCTCAACTTCCTCGTCCTCGTCGGCTTCGTCAGCCTCGTCGGTCTCGTCAGTTTCGGTTTCGTCCTCCGAGTTTTCGTCCTCGTCGGTGGTTTCCTCCTCGTCCTCAAGAACTTCGTCGTCCTCAAGAGCAGGATTTGCCTTTTTCTTAGTGTCCTTTGCCATAATGTTTACGTTTTAAGGCTTAATAATGGGGCTTTGGCTCTAAGTTTTCACTTAGGCGCTAACCGCGTGCTCAATACGAGTTATGAAGTCGTTATTGAGGATTTTTGCGACGAAAGTGATTTTCCAACCACTCGTTGCACGCTGGTCAAGAGGGTCGTCGGTACCTGCCGAGCCGAGAGGCTTGACAATGTTCTTAACGGCTTCCCCTGACACGCGAGTTGTACCGTACGCCTCCGCACCAAAGATAATGGTTGCGTAAACGTCGTTAGAACTCTCACCCTGACCAGTAAGAACCTTGGCGTTAGGGCTTTCAACAAAGCGAACTTCGTCTACGGCGCCAACTTCTCCGTCCATAATGGTCTTAGTGCTTGCGTACTTCTCAACAGGCACCCAACCAGTTACGCCCTTAAGGTCGTAAGTAGTGTTTGGGTGAACCAAGCCAATGAAGCAAGCGTTGATAGGGGTGGTGTTAATACCCGTATCAGCGTTAATCATTCGGCTGATTTTCTTTGCCTTGTTGTTCTTAAGGAGGCGTACAGCCTTCTTAATGAGAACGTCGGTAATAACGTCGCCCGTGTTGACGTGCGAAGTCTGCGTTGAACCCGAACCTGCGAAAAACGCAGAGGTACCTGCGGCAAGAATGTCGCGTGTAATCTGGTCAATCGTGTCTCCCATTTGGTCGCCGAGGATTTCTGCGGTTTCCATAAGGATAGGGTCTTCGCTTTCGTAGTCCAGTACGTCAGTAATGGTTACGAAGTCTCCGTACTGCGCCACCGTTGCGGTGATGTCAGTAACAGAAAGTGAACTGCCGACAGGCGTAACGCCCTCCGACAGCGCCGTAGTTGCGGCAGAAAGATTGCCGTAACGACGGAACTTAATCGTGCTAGTTCCTGCTTTGCGCGGAATATCACGAACCTGCGCCCACCGTGCGTGAATGAACAACGGCACGGCACGCATAAGGAGGGTCTTGTCGTAAAAGACGTTCACCTCCGCAGGGATTTGTGCTCTGGTAGTGTTTCCCATTTTAGTAATGCTAAGTGGCTAATGTGTCAGCGAGACTTAGTAACGGTCAGCGAGTTTGGAACGAACCTCTGCCTGCTTTGCCTCAAGTTCGGCTTTTGTCATATCAGCCGCACTCTTGACGCCGCCTGCGTCAGCCGCACCACCTCCGCTTTTCGTTTTCTTTGCCTCGTTGTCTGCGATTTTTGCCCTCTTTGCTCCGATTTTTAAGAGGTCTTTACCTGCTACTCCGTAAAAGATTTCCTCAATGGGGACGTCCTTACGGGACGGGTGAGACATATACTTTCGGGCTTTTGCCTCGTAGGGCTTGAAGTCAGGGTTGGCAGAGAGGAAGTCTTTAATTTCCTGCTCGTCCTGTGCCTTGGCTTCCTTTTCCACAAAGGGCTTAAGGGCTTTCTCCACGACCTTGCCGATAGTTTCCTTGTCAGCAGGGTCAATGTCGTCGTCCTCGTCGTCCTCCGTTTCAGAGGCTTTGCCTTTATCCGAGCCACCCTTAGCCTTGCGGCGTTCTTGGCGCTCCTTGATAAAGTCAATCGGACGCTTACGGGTTGGCGGCTCCTTATCGGCGTCGTCGTCCTCGTCTTTGTCCTTGGAGGTAGATTTCTTGGACTTTTTATCGTCCGTTTCGTCCTCGTCGTCGTCGGTCTCCTCCTCGTCGTCAGAGCCGTCGTCGTTGTTCTCGTCAGCGTCGGCACCCTCCTCGGTGTCGTCGTCTGCGCCACTTTCATTTTCAGAGGTAGTGGTTTCCTCCTCACCTGCTTTTTCAAGGTCGTCTGAACCTTGTTTGGTGGTTTCAGTCTCTCCCATAGTGTTGTTTGGTTAAACTAACTTTTTTAATACTCGCTTCCTTGGAAAAATGGGGGTAAAACCAAGAAAACGGACGCTCTCAAGGTGGGACTAGCACCGAGAGGGATTGCGATTTGTTATCCCGAGCCTATCGGCTCGGTGTTGAGGAGTAGCAGGTTGCAAAGGACAAATCGCCAAAGCCCAAGCATTACTACACCCCAACACCGAACCGACACGCTATTTGATTTTCAAAGAACTGCGCCGCCTTACTCCCTCCGTACGCCCCGTGGCGGTGCTTTCGCGTACGGGTCGTATTCGGGAACTTCGGTGGCTTTTTGCGAGAACTGCTTAATGATTGTTTGAGGCTTTGCAAGCAACTCCTCAAGGTACGCTAGGCGGTCTCGCAACCTGTCGCACTCCTCCTCCTTAAGCGGCGCACCGCTTTCAGGGTCAACCTTTCGCAAGATTGCCCCCTCAAGCACCGCGATATTGCCCTCAAAAATCTGCTTTAAGAGGAGCCAACCACGGTCTTGCTCAAGGCTCTTGAGGGCGTTAATGATGTCCGTTGCCTGTTCAGGACGGTCAACAGAGAGGTCAAATGCCTTATGCTTTTTGACCGCCGCTTTCGTATTCTTTTTTGTCGTTTTGGTAGCCATAATTACATTGTGATATTTGCCTCATTAACGGGCGCCTTGGTACCCGAACCCTGTTGCATACCCTGACCGCCTGTTGGGTTCTGTGCGCTCGGCAATTGAGGGATTACGTCAGGACGTACGCGTGCGAGGAGCATTGCCCTCTTGTGCGCCTCAATGTGAGCGAACTTGGCAGGGGTATCGGACAGTTTGTTGTGGATTTCAAGGTGCGTAATGTGGTCGTCGGTAGGGAGTACGTCAACGAGTTCGTCCTTTTCCAACTGCTTGTTCTCGTCCTCTGCACGCAATTCCTCAATCGTAGGCGGCAAAAGGAGGTCAATTTCGTCCTTTTTAAGCCCCTTGAGTTTGCCGAGGCGCTTGAAGCCATAACGCAGGTTTGCGGTAGGGTCTTGCGCGATAACGGTAAGGTAGCCCTCAAAGTTTCGGCTCTTGTTGAACTGCTTTGCCTCCGAGAGGACGCGGCTTTCAACCGACACGTCAAGGTCAGTCGTTGAGACAATATCCTCGTGCCTGAATGGGCGATACTGCGCACCGAGAGCGCCGACAATGCGCACAATCTTTTCGTCAATGCCCTCCTTGAAATGGTCTTTGTAGAGGCGGTACCACTGTTGCCAAAAGCGCTTTTCCGACCACCCGAAAATCTTTGCCGAGAGGCTGTAACGGGTGTCCACTTTCTGATTTTGGAGCGAGAGTTCGGTTGCAGTACGCTTTGCGTCGCTCTGTACGCCCTGCTGAATGTCAGGGGTAGCGGTTGCCTTTTGAGCCGCCGCGTCAAGCACGTCCATAATGTACTGAACTTCCTGCTTAACTTGGTCTTTCGGCATTACCTGCACGGCATTGCTTGTATCGCCGTCAACAGGAATGAACTTGTTGAAGTCAAAGTTGAGGTCAGCGCGGTTCTTAATCTTGTTCGTGTTGAACAGGTACATTGGGTGGAGGTTCGCCTTGGCGCCCTTAAGCCCAAGGTTCTGCAACACCGCACGAGCACGCTGTTTGTCCTCAACGAGGTCAGGAATGGAAATGCCGTCAAACGAGTTCGGAATAGGGTAAATGCGGCGGTCAATAACAGGAATGTCCTTGCCCTTGAGTTCGTGGTAGCGCACCACCGTCTTGCGGTTGTCTGCGAGGGTTACGAACACGCGCTTGCCGTTCCAAACGGTAAACCACTCAAGTACGCGGTGGTCAACGTTATCGCCCTTAAGTCCCGTGAACTTTGCCGTCTGTTGGTAGCCTCGCGCCTCCTGCGATAGGCTCTCTGCCTCGTCAGTGAACGAGCGCAGGTCTTTGGTCTCGTTCTTGAGTTTGTCGTAGTTGAAGTACACGCCTGCGTCTTTCATATCGTACTTCGTCAGGCGCACCTCACGACCCATAAAGCGTGCGCGTCCACGTCCTCTAAGGTCTCCGTTAACCGAGGTCGCACGAGGGTCAACAATGACCGTCATACGGTTCCAATACTCGGGGATAGGCAACATTCGGTCTCGGTCAAACTCCATAAGGCACACAAGTCCCGTGCCGTAGAAAGTAGCGTCCCAATCCCAATTGTAATCAAGCATATCCTTTTCCATTTCCCCTGCGTCGTACTCGGCAAGGGTCGTGTCATTCTCCGCAACGTCCTCGTCGCCCTGCTCACGAGGGCTAAAGGTAACGTTCAACTTGTCGTCATAGAGGGACGCAAGTACGGTCTGGTGAATGGTGAAAAGCAACGGGTCGCCCACCGCCTCCTTATCGCGCTTTTGGTTGTTGTAGAGTTTGAGGCGTACCCCGAACTCGTCAAACTTAGGCTTGAAACTCCACCAACCAAGTTGGAACTCGGTCTCTACCTGCTCAATGAGGGAGGAAAAGTCGGTCTTGCTGTACTTATCAAGTTCAGCCGCCAACTCGTCGGTGTCCATTTCGTCAGTCGTCAAAACAGGCTCGGCTTTCTTAGCCACCTTTTTGACTGCCTTTTTCTTTTTTGTGGTGGTCTTAGGCATTGTGTTTATGCGCTCTTGTCGTAGCGAGAACCAGTACCGCCCGAACGCTTTTTGGCGTACTCCATTTCAAAATCTTTGCCGCTAGTGGTCGGCTTCTTGTCGTCTGCGTCCATATCGCAACCGACCTTAAGAGCCTTGAAAGTGGCTCGTATGCTCTTGTCCTTGTCGTTTTGGTTCCACTCTGAACCCTGCGACTTGCTCATTACCTCAACCTCAATTTCAAGGGTGTACTTCTTGCCCACCTCCATTTTCTTGAGTTCAGGCAGGTCGTCGTCGCCCAAACGGAACGTAGGATATACCTTGACCTTTTTTGCCTCGGGATAGGCAGGGTAGGTTTCAGGGATTACCTTGTTCATTTTTGTTTCTTTTGCCATAGGAATAACGTTAAAAGCCCACCGTTAAAGTGGGAATTGATAAATGCCTTACGCCGCCATTGCCTGCGGTGTTGAAGTTTGTGAGTTTTGAGGTTGATTTCGCCATAATCTTGAAGCGCTAACTTGTAAGATTTGGCGATTTGAATATGAAAATTAAGTCTTTTTTGTACGTTTGGCGTTACGCACTGTGTCAATCGTCGTTTGCGCGACCCCGACACAATACTTGGTAATATCGTCCAATTGCTTTTTCGTGTAGTCCCTGCCAAGGAGCCTTTGCGCGAAAGTGCGCGTGGCGACAATGTGTCCTCGGTGCAGGTTCCCGTCAATGCTCATAAGAATTATGAACACCGACCCGACGTTAACAATCGTGAACGGGCAACCAACGTATGAACTTGTGATTATGTCTCGTACTTGCATTGTCTTAGTGAATTATACATTAACTTGCCCTAGTAGTGGTAGGGGTAATGCCTGTGGATAATTACGCATACGGGTCAAAGTTAATCGGCTCCACTCGGTTGCGCTTCGGTGGGATAGGGAACCACGCAGGCTCTTGGATAAGTATACGCCCCAAGTCCTCAATAAGGTGGTCGTCCTTGTCTATCGGTGCGTTTGGCGTCCCCTTGGTCTCTGCCGAGCGCCCCTTAAGTTCCTGCCAACGCCAGTGCTCAATTTCCCATATCAACTGTTGGCAGTTCTCAAAGACGTACAGTTCGGGCGTCTGTATGAACTCGCCCGTTTCCTCAAGCCTTTGGTACGTCATTGCGTCCATAATGCGTTGGTTGGCAAGCGTACGTTCCTTGGAAGCGTCCTCGTAGTTGCACCCGAGCGCGTTTAGGCGCTCCGTGAGGCTCTTACCGTCCTCGTCGTGCTGATTGACGATTGAGGCAGAGGGGTCAATGAGTTGCTTAACGACGCGATACTGCGCGTGCTTGTTCTTGAGCAGGTAGGCAAGTTCCTTGGTGCCGTTTTCAGGCTTAACCCACAACTCGTCCACGACGAACTTGCGCCCCTTGCGGTCAATGGCGACCCAAAGCCCTGCGTCCTTGGTGCGTGGGTGAGGGTCAAGCGCGTGCCATACGACGTACTCACTCGGGTCAAGAGCGAACGGCTTAATGACGTGTATTTTCCTATTCCACCGCTTAAATACTAAGCCGACGAGGTGTTGGAACTTACCGTAAATACGGGCTTGCTTCTCCTCCTCCGAGTATTCGGCAATGATGTTCATTATGTGCTCGTGCTCAAGGTGTCCTCGGATACCGTGTTGCTTACAAGCGCTCTCAATGCCTGCCTCAATGTAAGCAACCTTACGGGTGTACTCGGCTGTTACGCCGCCCTCCTCGCTCGTAACCTCAACCTTGTAATTGCCCTTGGCAAATGCGTCATATAGGTACGCTGAACCTGCAAGTGGGGTTGCTGTGATTATGATAATACCGCCCTTACGCATACGGGAGACAGTCGCCTTAAAGATATTTTCAGGTGGCGGCTCGTCAAACCACGCCCAACCGAGCGTTACACCCTCAAACTCTCGGGCGTCCTGCTCGTAGGTCATAAGGTCAAACTCAAAGCCCGTGTCAGTTTCAAAAATGCTCTCAAAGGTCTTGTTGCCCTTGTGAGTGGTATACCTGCCCTCGGGGAACCAAAACTTGAGTTCAGGAATGATGTTTTTGGTCAGGTTGGTCGGGTCGGACACGATACGACCTTTCTTTTTCCACGGGAACTCCTTGAAAATACCCTCGTTAAAGTAGGCATTTTCGCCCGTGTTCCAAAACATATGGGCAAGGATATTGGCGCCCGTCGCGGTCTTACCCACGCCGTTTGCCGCCGAGTAGAGCACGATAAAGTTCTCACCGCACGCTACGGCGTCAATAAACTCCTCACCAACGCCCGTTGGCTCGTAGTAGCGGTACCTTTCGTGTTCAAGGCGCCGCAGGAGTTCCACCTGATAGGCACGCCACTCCTCGTCCGTCATTTCGGGGTCGCGCTCTATCAACTCTTGCTTTGTTTTGCCCTTTTTATCCATAGTTTATTGAGTAATTGTGGTGTCTGTGGTTGTCGTTGGTATGACAACGGTTGTCTGCTTGCACGCCGCCTCAACCGCTTTCATTTCACCCGAGAGGGTATCAATCTTGGTGTCCAAACCCTCAACGACTGCGGTACTCTGCTTAAGCATACCGCGTCCTTGCGCATTGAGTTGGATACTCCAAATGGCAAATGCAATCAGAATGACCGAAACGACCCAATTTACCGTTCTGTGGGCGCGTGTACGTTCGTCCTGTGCGGTTCTAAGCGGCGGCTTGACCACTGTTACCCTGCTTGGTGCTTTCTTGTTCATATTGATTTGGGTTTACTTTTAATAACTCTGGCTTGCTGAACACGTCCCCAATCACCCGAGAATTGGTAACGGTAAACTCTGCGCCTGACATTTCCTGCTTGCTCACAATGTTGAGCGTGAACGTCCCTGCTCGTTGGTTGAACTGCATAACGCCTCGCGCTTTAACGTAGGACGCAGGCATACCCTCAATGAAGTACGCAGGCACGTCGCACTCCACAATGTCTGCCTCCCAAATAAGCCCGTTGAGCGCCTTTTGCCCCGTGTTAATCATAGGCACGAAGTCTCCCTGCAACTCCTCAAGGCTCCCGTTCTCGGGGTTTACGACGACAGGCTTTTGGGACGGCGAAATACCAACGCCATACAGCATTTTCTTTTCGTTCTTGTCCCAAAATCTGAAATCGTAGCGCAACATATTGCTTATTTCTTAGGCTTTTTAGCCGCCTTGGGCTTTTCAACGTAGCCTGCCTGAACGCCTGCCTTAAGCAGGATTTTTTGCAGTTCAACGGCACGCAATGCACACTTGGCAAATCCCTCAACCTTTTCAGGCGTTGACTGCTCAAAGTGATAATCACGCTTGTTGCCGTAACCTCCTCCCTGCTGTTGCTTCTCAAGCGTGATACGACCCGACGGCAGGGAAATGGTTGCGAAAACCGTAAAATCTCCCTCGGTAATCGTGTATTGCACGCTCGTTGGTGTCTCTTTAGCCATTGTCTTTTACGTTATCAGGCTCGGCGCCTGCGTTCTTGTAAGGCTTCTCGGGCTGTCGGTTCTCGCCGTCCCCGAAGTACATATCTATTCCGTACGAGTGGTCTATCTCGTGTTGGAAAATGTGAGCCTTAAAACTCTCCACCTCCTCAACGACAGTCTTGAGCCACTTAAAGCCCAAGAATGAACGCAAAATCTGATACCGCACGACGATAGTGTGGTACCGCTTCGTGTTCTTTTTTGACCTGTTCGGGTAGGACATACAAGCGTCAGGTGCCTCAATGAAATTGGACACTTTCTTGTATTCCTTGGTGATAAGCGCCTCGTACTCGTGAGAGTTCGGCTTGCGCTTGAGTTCACGCTTAGGCACCAAGCGCTCAATCTCGTCCAAAGCCTCAATGATTTCAGCGTTGAATATGACTTGAGCAGGGAAGTACCAGTTTTTCGTATTCTGATTGCGCGTCTGCGCCTTTGGCTTGCCTACCAGTTCGCTTGAGACAGCGAACATTGCAAGCGGCTCCTCGGATACCTGACAGTGGCTTATGCCGACAGCCTGCTTCCAGTTTCCCGTGAAACCGTCCTTGTTGCCCTCCTCAAGGAACGTAGCAAGCGCCTTGGCTTCCTCATAGGCACGCTTGAGGTTCTTGCGTGTAACGCGCTCTGACGGCTTGTGGTGGGGCTTAATGAGTTCCATTGTCTTTGTTGCGCTTAGACGGCTTCTCAACCGCATTTGCAGGCATATCAGGAGTAGGGTTAAACGGCACACCGAAGTTCTTTGCTTCGGGCTTAACCTCTGTCCAATCGGCACCGACCTCGTGTCCTACCTGACCTTGTAACTTGCCCGTGGCGTTCTTAACGTAGTCGTCCAAGAGCGCCTTGTCGTCAAAGACGGCAACCACAACACGGTCAGTGCGCGTAACGTCCTTACCGTCCTTTTTGCCAAGCACCTTAACGACGTTCGCGTAAAGGGTGTAGAACTTGTACTGCTCAACTTTGCGTGTTTCTGCCATAGTGGTTATGCGTTAACGAACTCCTTAAAGGACTTTGCAGGAGCAAACTTAATCTTGGTGCGTGCCGCAACCTTGACGCTCTCACCTGTGCGAGGATTGCGCCCAACGCGTCCCTTAACGTCCTTGCTAGTAAAGATACCGAACCCTGCAAGGCTAACCTTTTTGCCTGCCTTGACCTGTTCACGAACCGTAGAGAGCACGAGTTCAACGACACGCTCTGCGCCTGCGCGTGAGCCTCCGTGTTCCTTATGCACCTCGTCAATAAGATTTTGCTTGTTAAACATAGGTTTTAGTTATCGTTCTTAGTAATTGCTTTGTTGAGCCAAAATGCCGCCTCCTCAAGTTTCGTCTTTGCAAGAGACAAGCCACGGGACGGCTCAACCTTACTGGTAATCTTGGCTACAAGAGCCTCAAACTCGTCGCGGAACTCTTGCATTACTGCTTTCTGTTCCTCGGTTGGTTGTATGTACTGAAATGACATATTGTTTTTAATTATGACCGTTAATTTTTAATGTCTCCCTCTGACTGGTCAGCGTCAAAGGCAGGAGGCTTGTACCTCTCGTGCATACGCGCAGTAAGCCTCATACGCCGACTACGCACGAGGTCAATGAGCGTCCACAAAAGGCTTTCCCAAAACAAGTACCAGTGCAACCGCAAGTAGTTAAAGGTTTTCATAGGCTTGTAACTCTTACTTGGTGGCTCTCGTACTCAACAAGCACGAACTCTGATAATGGGGCTTCGGCTCCCTTTACGCCTATCTTTTCCGCTAGGCGCTCGTTGAACTTCTTTACGACCTGCATTGCGGCAGGGCGTACCTCGGGCAACTTGCACTCAAAGGAGGCAAAGTCGTTTGAGGGCTTTTGAATGACTACAACGCGCACGGCTACCTTAGCCAAGCGCTCTGCGACTTTCTGACCTGCCGCCTCGTCCTCGGGCGTAGGGTCTTTGAGGTCAAGCCGCGTAACCTCCACACGCACGTCTTGGCGCCCGCCCTCGTGCTTTGTGGTAATGGTTCGCTTGCCGTCAGCGTGTTCCTCAACCTCGTGCATTGGGTGGTCAAAGCGTGAGCCTTTTTCGGTCTCCTCAACAGTCATTGCGCCGCCTTGGTGCGTGCCAACAAGGGATTCGTCATTCTCGGGGCTTACTTCCCACTTGAACTCGTCAGCGCGGAATACCTTGCCGTCAGAGGGGAAGCGAACCCCGTAATTGTGCTGACCAAAGTAATCGTCAAGCCACTCTGCACGCTCAAAGTGCAGGGTTTCAGGGTGTTGTGTTTTTCGTTGGTATGAACTCATAGGCGATTTGTTAATTATTAAAATCAGGCAGGAACCATTGGAGGCGCAGGCAATCTAAAGAACAAACCAAGCATTGCGCCGATACCAAAGCCCGTACCGTCGTCGTCAAAGTCGTCCTCGTCGTCGTAATCCTCCTCTACCTCGTCCCCTCCGAAGTCGTCAGGGTCTCGCGGTACGCGAACTCCAACGCCTCCGTCAGTGTCAAAGCCTCCCTGCTCGTCCTCTCCTTTCCAATCCTCGCTATCAGGATTGAGGTACGGGAATGGAGACACAATGCCCTCGGGTGTTTGTACCGTTGGTATACCAGCGACAACCACTGGTATACCACTTGAGTTGTCAGGTAGGTTTTGCATATTACTTCTTTGATTTCTTGGTAAAGAACTCCTTGCCCTGCTTAATCTTTGCCGCCAGTTCCGCGTCGCTCAATGCGGCGTAAGGCGTCGTGTCTCTGACCTCAACCTTGTCAGTAAGACGCTTGTGCAGTTTAAGCCCCAACTCAAGAGCCTTATTGCGGCTTTGGTTGTCAGGCATTATGAAAAATACGAGTTTGCCAGTTGGGATTTCAACAATCTTTTTGACCACGCAGTTAACGGTTTCCATAAGGTCAAAAATGTCCTCGTCGTCAACCTGCTTCTGAAACAGCATTGAGTTCAACTTCCACGAGTAGAGTTGCTTTTCGTGCAGGTCAAGCAGTTTGCTCTCGGGCAACACTTCCTCAAGCAGAGCCTTGAACGACTTTGACTTGGTTACTTTGCTCGGGTTGTTCTGCACAGCCTCGGAATATCCAAGCGCCTTTAGTGCGGCTTTCATAGAACAACCATTTTCAGCCATATACTTAAGCACTTTCTTATGCTTAATTTGAACAGTCGGTTTTATTGCAACCTCCTTTTTCTCTTTAGTCTTAGCCTTTTTTTCAACAGGCTTTGACTTAGTATTCGGCTTTGCTTTTCCCTTTGTAGCCATAGTAGTAATGATACTCCAAATTATACTCTTATGCCGTACAAAAGAAAAACCTTTGTTCTGTGGATAAATGAAAAGAGCGCCTTTATTTCAAGCGCTCTTTATGTTTTCTGCATTATTTCTCTGTCTTAAACTGCTTCTCAATGTCCCACAGTACCCACAGCCTCGCCCTGCGGAACGCCCGTCGCGCGTCCCAATGCTCGTACCTCTTACCCTTGTCCTCTCGGTAGCCGAGGTTCATATACAGGAATGGCGACCAAGTGTAGTAATGCTTGTCGTACTGCGCGTTCGTCAACT